ATCACCAGACGCAGGTGGTGTTGTTCGTGCTAGGAAGTTTGCTGATATGTTTGGTGGCGACATTGCTATAGTAGACAAACGTAGACCAGAAGCAGGTAAGAGCGAAGTAATGAATCTAATTGGTGATGTCAAAGGTAAACATGCTGTCTTGGTAGATGATATTGTTGACTCAGGTGGCACACTTTGTAATGCGGCAAAAGCAATTATGGACGCAGGTGCCCACAGTGTTAGAGCATACATCACACATGGTGTACTATCGGGCGAAGCATGTCAACGTGTTGAGAAGAGTGTACTTGAAGAACTAGTAGTTACAGATAGTGTCCCTAATCGTTGTCCTAAGAATTGTAAAAAGACACGACAGGTTAGTGTTGCGCCTTTGTTTGGTGAAGCTATTAGACGTGTAACAAACGAAGAAAGTGTTAGCTCTTTATTTGTGTAATGTGTTTGATGTATTCAGTCATTGAATGATCGCCGAAGCTGTCTATCTTACCTTGCTTTAGACCCATCCATATACCACGCCACTTGTCTTTGACTAGTTGCCACCCAGTAGGCTTTCTGTAGTTTCCATAAGCATTTAGATAATGTTCTGTACCATGATGTACATAACCCATTACCCAAAGAGGAACAGTAGTAACGATATCGTTATTGTTCTTCCAACGATGATGTGTTACACCTAAACTTTTAACATATCCTCTCCAGCCCACACGTGGTGAACCAAATGTATACAGTTCAACAGGATCGTTAAGTTCTACGTCATGTAAACAACGACTGGCCATTATAGTTGCCATTGCCGCTCCTAGTGAGTGTCCACAGAACCATAGTGTCTTGCCTAAGTTTGCTTTACGATTAATATCTTCTGTAATAGCAGGCCATAGTTCGTCTACCTCTGCTTTGAACCCTCTGTGTACTCTTGATACAGTTTCAGCCATCACCGGCAATGCTTTTAGATCAGCACTAATATCATTAAACTCTGTTGGTTCAGTTCCTCTACAAGCAATAACAAGATCTGTCTTGTTCATAAAACGATATGCTTGTGCGCCTTCTTTGTTATAAAACTCTGTTGTTGTAAAGCCTAACCGTTTTGCTTGACTTGTTGCTTCTTTGACGTTATAATAAGAAATCTTAGCAAGTGTAGCAAACAGTAAGGATCTTTCTTCGAAACTCATGTTCATTATTGACATAATTGCTCCCTCGTTAGTTACAAACATATTTATAAGAACGCTAAATAGTATTACGGAGCCTTTAAAATGAAAAAACAAACGAGATCAATCTTAGAAGAACTAAATCGTTTAGATTTACATAGAGATAAAGAAAAACTGATTGAATCAACGGGTAATAACCTAATTGAAAGTGTTATTAACCTATTTGATAAGATTCAAGAGCGTTATTCACCAGATGAAGCTCTGGAATTAGAAAGAAGATTTATCAATAGTATTAAATCCGCAGATCCACGTAAGTTCAAACGCGGTATCAGTAAAATAAATGAGGCAAAGAAAAATGATTCTTAAAGAAGGCGGCAACGTATTTAAATCTGAACCTGATAAGCAGATGATAACCACACGTATTCCTACTAAGTATGTAGGTCCTACAATTAAGTTCATAGAAAAGATTGTTGGTTTTGAAATTGACGAACAGGATCGTTTAGGTACAACCGGCAAGAAAAATAATCCTGGAGGTTCATTTGAAGAAAACTCTTCAGGCGACATAGATCTTAATATTGACTTAAACAAAGTTAGTAAATCGGATATTATCGCAAAATTAAGTAATTGGTGTACAAAACAAGGCATCGCTCAAGAAGATATCATGAACAAAGGACGTTCTAAGCAAGACGGATGGGTACACAACGCAGGTGACCAAGTACATTTTCGTACGCCTATCCAAGGATCAGAAGGTTACGTTCAAACTGACTTTATGTTTACAGCAAACCCAGACTTTCAGCGTGGAGCCAAGCGTGGTGGTACAGAAGCATACGGCGGAGCATTGAGAGCAATGTTACTAGCAAGTGTTGCAAGAGGACGCGGATATAAGATGAGTCCTAAGTTTGGACTTGTTGATCCTAACAACGGCGATGAAGTTGTAGCAGACGATTGGAATAAGATAGCAGAAATATTATTGGGACCAGGCTCTACTGAAAAAGATACTCATACAGTTGAAAGTATGATTGCTAGACTTAGGAAAGATCCTAACTACGAAGAATTAATTGCGCCTTTCGAATTTCAATTAGAAAAAGCAGGAAAGAAATTACCCGAAAGTAAAAATGCTTTGAGATCAGGAATAGATCTAGCAGAATTTACTAAAGCTGATAAGGCAGTTGCGGGATTGGCTCGTCCGGTTGTTAGAACAGGCGGAGACTTTTTAAAATCTATTGGAGCAGGCTTCCAAGCAGGCAAAGCCGCAGGTGACGGCGTTGGTGCTATGAAGCAAGCATATGGTGCCGCAGGCGGACCTAAAACTACACTAGGACAACTAAGTGGTAAAGTCAAAGATATGGTTGATAAAGCGGCTAAGTTTTGGAAACTAGATACACCTATCACAGGACGAAGTGGCGTAGACGCAGTTAAAGATAAGAATAAAAGTAAAGACGACAAGAACATGACTTGGTTCTACAGTGATAAACAAGGTATGGTATTTTGGAAAAAGAAAAATGGTACTTGGGCTAACGTAGACGGAAAGGCTGTATTAAATTCTCAAAAGGGTGATGCGGCTTACAAAAAAGCAGACCTAAAAAGCGGAGCACCAACTCCCGAAAGTATTAAACAACCAACAACTATTTTAAATGAAGCGGCACGTATTGATCATATTGAAGACTTGATATTCTTTGAAAGGTCTATTGGTGCTGTTCGTGCTTTAGAAGCATTGAAGAGATTAGAAAAAGGAGTTGAGGATGTCACAGTTAAATGGGACGGGTCTCCCGCTCTCGTTTTTGGCCGCAATGAAAATGGAGAGTTTGTGTTTACAGACAAGTCAGGATTTGTTAAGTCAGGCGGAGTTGAAAGAGCAACTGATGCCGGCGACCTTGAACAACATTTACTTAATAGATCAGGTGGCAAGAACAGAAAAGATCCAAAGCGTATAGCATTTGCCGCAAAAATGAAAGATATCTTTGCTGACTATGAAAAGGCTGTACCAAAAGATTATAGAGGTTATTTTAAAGGCGACTTACTATACTATACTACACCACCGGTAGAAGATGGACACTTTGTTTTTACTCCAAACATTGTTGAATACAGAGTAGATGTTAATAGTGATATAGGAAAACGAATTGGTAGATCTAAAACGGCTGTTGTAATACATAGACAAATGGATGAAGAAGGAAACGAAAGTCCACTTCGAGACCCAAACATATTTACAGGCAACACAGTATTTGTTGTACCTCCAGTATATGTTGATAAGTCTCCTCCAGTAGACAATGTTAACATTCAACGTCTTGCTAAAATTATACAAAAAGATAGCAAAGACATTGATACACTATTAGATCCTGCTACACTAAAACAGCGTAAAATGACAGACTTTGGTAAAATACTTTACAAGTATACAAATAGTAAAGTAGATACAGGCTTAGATAATTTAGGCCGCGACTTTCTAAAATGGGTAGACAATTCAACCCTTAGTGGACGTAAGAAACAAAACATTATTGAGTATGTTAAACTTCATATGAATGCGTTTACTAGTTTATGGGAAGTAGTAAACGGTATTATGAAAGTTAAGGATCAAGTTATTAAAGATATTGACAGCCAGGGTGCGGCTGTAAAAGCAAAACTAAAACCAACAGGTGTTGCCGGTGGAGAAGGCTATGTAATAGCACATCCAGATGGTGACTTAAAATTAGTAAATAGAAGTGAATTTACTGCCGCTAATAGAGCAGTAGAAAGATAGGAGAAAAACTATGAAAATGAAAGACCTAAATGAAAAGTACGGAGATGACGACTTTGGCCTAAAAAATGTAGGCCGTGAGTTAGATAACGACGAGCGTGGAATGAGTGGCGATGACTTTGGCGATTCCAAAAACCATCCAGGTGAGCAGTTAAAGAAGATTCTAAATATTGGATCGCAACAAACAATCAAAACAACAGATGGCGAAGAAGTTGAAATAGATGATAAAACAGCGACATTACTTCGTAGTATGGTAGATGGAAGTATGGGGCCAGGTAGTATTGCTCATATGTTTAAAAATTCAGCAGTTCAAAGAATGGGTAGAATAGTAATGGACTCAACTAAATTGAAAAAATTATTAACAGCTAATGGCCCTCAAGAAATGAAAAATATGATGGCGCAGATGGCTAATCTTTCAAGCACAGATAAAAAACCAGACGGCGGCAGAAGTAACTACTAATGGAATTTATTAAAGAACTTCACGAAGCTAGACTGACTAGGCAAGGTGGCGCACTAAAGACACTTAGCTATACAGACTGTTGCGAGAGAGCATATCTAACTATGCTCATACTAGAAGTTCTGCGTAACTTTCCAGAAACATATCCTATCGCTAAAGGTTACGCAAAGAAGACAAGCGGACACGATAACTACAAACATTTTAGAATGAACGGTACAGACTTGTATAACTTTGTATATTTTATTATAGGTGACGACGATGCTTTAGATAAGTTAAAAGACCCTGGTGCGGCCAAGAGAATGCGTAAGACAGTAACACTTCCTGTAATGGCATTCAATAGATATGTTAGTAAATTTGCTCAGGGACGTTCGTCAAACATGCAAGATCAACAAGATTTTATTAATATAGAAACAGCACTAGGTATTACTAACAGCGACTACAAAACTATACGTAGACAATTATTTGGATTTAATAATATTAGTCAGCGTGATAGAAAGAAATTAGTAACAAGATTAGTTTTAGCGGCAAGAGCTAAACTAAGAACAAGTGATATTATACAGTACTTAGAAGAATTAAGTGCTAAAAAGGATCTTGAACTATTTAGAATATCTGATCCAGAGCCAACTATTAGTTCACCAGATATTACAGTAACACCAAACGACATGTTGTCTTATAGATATGTAGTTGGTGATAAGAATTTAATGATGGCTAAAAGATTTTTAGAACTAGCAAAGACAGGTAAAAGTATACCAAGCAATATATTAAAAGGTTACTTACCAGCTATACAACTTATAGATGATATAGCAAAAGCAGGGCCAGGATACACCCAACAGCTAAGATTATTAGCAAATCGAGCCAAAAAAGCATCTAAAAAGTAGTTTTTCCTCCAATAGACTAAATACATATAACAACTTCGCAGAGTAGCGAATTGTGTCATTAAGAGAAAACATAGGAGAAAAAAATGGCCGGAGTAACAAAAGTAAATCAAGACGGACGCGATCATGGCGTTCAGTACAACACAGCAGATCTAATCGGTGTTGAAATCGATGCTATCGTATCATTAGCCGCTAAAGACGGTATTGACGGAGCATTGGCTCAAATCGTTGCTGAATTTTCACCAGTAATGTACAAGTCAACAGGTACAGCAGGTAAGATTTTTGCAATCGTTCATGGACATGGACAGTCAGCTGCATCAATGCAAGTTAGACTACAGCACATGGGAACAGTAGACGGCGTCGACCTTTCAAGTGCAACAGTAACAGCACGTGACTTAGACGGATTTGTAGCAACTTAATAGTTGGTATAATTTTAATATTAAAAGGCTCAGTTTATACTGGGCCTTTTTTTATGGCCGATAAGTAAGTATATGAAAGCACTAACTCTTATTGACATTACAGAAACTAATCAAACTCGTAATAGGAGTAATGATAAACTAGCCTGTTCACAACAAGCTAACTGGATGACATTTGTACAAACGTTGATGTTGAGAACTAATGTAATGTGCAGTAAGCCAATAGTATCTGAATATACTGCCGCAGAGCTTAAGAAGTTAGGCTTTGGTACTGACTATACTGGCAAGCATAGAGTATGGGAAGTAGACTGTACAACAGATGAATACCAATACTTTCCACCCGTTGAAGCCCTCGAAGAAGATTTTAATATGGTGCCTGTTATTAGCGATCTAAATGAATCGATTGTGATAAATAATAATGTGTTTAGAACAACACCAAAGGCTAAAAATATTATATTCCAGGCAGACGATACTACTGATTAGGCTAACTTAGAGTTTACTAACATCCTTTGAGCAAGGACTGAATGGAGAATATGATATGGCAAAAAGCCAAACAACAAGTTTAGAGCGTGAGAACCTAGAAGCACACGTTGATATGTGTGAACAGCGTTACATTAATCTAGAAGCACGTTTAGATAAAATTGAGTCTAAAGTCGAACATATTCATCTTGATATTACAAACGGTCAACAAAGCATGACCAAAGTTATTATTGGTGCCGCAGGCACAATAGTAGCAGGATTACTTTCTACAATAGTTGTAATCCTTATGAACCTTTCCTAAACAAACATTTACATAAATACAATTATGTTAATAAGCGAGATAACATCATCATCTGATCTTACGGAAAAGCAAATCTGGGGACGAACCGGTAAGAGACTAGTTCGTAAGTATAGATGCTCCGGTGGAGCACGTAAAGGACGCATTGTTTCTAAGATTGCGGCTTGTTTCGCCGCACCTAATATGAAAGCACGTATGACAATGAAACGTACAAGAGCTAGACTAGGTGCCAAAATGATGCGTAAAGCAAGGAAAACTAAAAGAACAAATCCAGCGAGTATTGCTTTACGAAGAGTAAATAAAAGAGGAAGATAATGTTAGTTGCGGATATTACAGAAGGAGCAGTATCAGTCCTAAGTAAAACAGGCAACAAAATGGTGCGTAAGTATCGTTGTACATCAGGAGTTAAAAAAGGACGTATTGTTGCTAAACCTAGTACATGTACTACAGCAATTAATGTAAAGAAAAGTGTCGGACTTAAGAAGACAAAAAGAAGAAAAGGTAGATTAATTGGCATTAAGAGTAGATTCGCAAAACGTAATAATCCTACTTCAAGAAGAATAGTAAGGTTAAATAAGAATAGATTAAAACCAACAAGACGTAGCACAGCTAAACGCAGGAGCATAAAATGAAATTAAATGAAGTAAAACAATTAAGAGAAGACACTATGAGGCGTCAGCTTCAAGAAATGTTTCCTGATGCATCCCCTGAATTAATTAATGAAGCATTACCAGCGGCACTCGCAGGTGGTGTTAAAGCAGGTGCTCAGTTCCTTAAAAAAGCAGGACAGACGGCTGTAAAGGGTGCTAAGATGGCAGGTAAAGCGGCAGTAAAAGGAGCAAAAGTTGCGGCTCCAATTGTAAAGAAGGCCGCAGTAGCAGGAAAAGACGCTCTTGTAAAAGGTGGCAAAAAAGTTGCTGGTGAATTAGGACAAGCCTATCAAGGTGCTAAGAAAATAGGAAGTAATGTAGTAAAAGCAACAGGCGATGTAGCAAGTGCAATGGGCGATGTAGCCGCAGACGTTAAAGCAGATTCTAAAGCAAAAGCAGACAGAATGAGAGCGGCACAAAGATCTAAACTAGCAGGTGGTAAAAATGCAGCTAAATTTAGTAGAGGTGTTGCTGATATTACTCAAGGTAAAGCAGTTACAGGAGCAATAGCATCAGAGCTTGCTCCACACATAGCAAACTTAGAAACAATCTTAGCCAACCCACAACTTACAACTAAATGGTTACAATTAGTTAAACAAGCAAAGCAGATGAGAGCACAGTAATGCGTTTTGACGAGTTCCGAATTAAAGATGAAGAAGGTAATGCTATTAACGAGCATGTATATCTTAGAGGAAAACTTAAAGAAAAACATCCACATCTTACAGAAGAACAGTTAGATGAACTAGCGCCATTAGCGGCACTTGTTCCATTAGCTGTTGGCGCAGGTGCGGCGGCGAGAGCGGGAGTAGCGGCACTTGGAGCAGGAGCAAGAGTAGCAGGCCAGGCGGCTGTCCAAGGAGCAAAAACATTAGGTAAAGCCGCAGTAAGTGGAGCAAAAGCATTAGGTAAAGCCGCAGTAAGTGGGGCAAAAAATTTAGCTGTTGGCGCGGCAAAAAGCGCGGCCCAGGGCGCGGCAAACATGGCAGCCAATAAAATAGATGATATGAAAAGAAAACAGTTATTAAAAAAAGGTAGTATGCTACCAACTAATAAAGGTGATCTTAAGATAGATGACGTTAAGGGCGATGAAATAACTGTATCAGATCCTAAAAATGCGAAAGCCCGTAAAGTAATAATGCACAAAGATGATCCAGCCGTTAAACAAGGCATGGACATGATGATGAATAGATAAAATGAAATTAAACGAGTTACTATCAGACTTCCAAATACAGACAACTAATGAAGAAGAAGTCGTTTTAAAAAAGTGTGACTCATTACAACCAATACATATGTTTTCAGAGCGTGATAGATTCGTAATTGAAGGTCTAATACGTAAGAGTTTAGTAAGTAAAGTAGTACAAAACGGAACGGTATTGATTGTAAAAAATGATATACAATGACACTTTAGCAAAAGAACTAGATTCGTTGATCACTGCCGGGCTTGATCAGTTACCAATTCCTTATGAAAAAGGTAATAGCATACGTTTAAAACATATTGCTATACGCAAGCATAAAAACGGCTATAAACTCTTTAATACTAAAACTAATACACATATGGTTACAGTTTTTTGTAAAACAGCCGCACTTGCTATCGCAAAATTAACTGTTGAATCTAACTTAAAATATATTGATCATGCTATAAGATTAGATAATAAGGTGAATAAATACTACATGGACGCATTATTTGCCAAAAGAACCTTAGAAATATCCAAAGATCCGGTAAGACAAGAGAGTTCAGAGATAAAATTTGATATAGCTATGGATGCCGCTTGGTCTTCATTAGCCGAACTAGAAACATTTATATTTGATAAATAAATATAACACAATATAAAGGAACAGACGATGCTTTTAAAAGAATTTTCAAAACCTATTACGGTTAAAACACTTAACGAGAATCTCTCAAAGAGATTTGGTAAACAGGTTAATGTGTCAGCATTTACAAATGAGCAGTTAGAAGATGCTAGAAACAAGTTAAGAACAATGCTATCACAAGTAGAAACTAATGAAAGTTTTGAGTCAGTAAACACAAACGATACATATCAAAAAAATAAAATGTTCCTTGATGTTATCAATGCTGAAATTGCTGAGCGTGATGAAAGTACAGATGAATCAGTAGTACACGAAGGCAAATACGAATATTTTGATGACAAAGCGTCTGCTCAAGCACATGCAAAAAAACATGGTGGTAAAGTATATACAAATAGTGGCAAAGGTAATACCGGCGGCAAAAATACACATGTAGTAATTAAAGATAGTATTGATAAAGAAGGAACTGTAGTCAAAGAAGGCGCAGAAGAAGAGGCAACACTTGTAATGGCAGCCAAAGATATGGTAGACAGAATTACAGGCTGGATGGAAGACACAGCAGAAATGCAGACAGAATCAATGTTAGAACTAGGCGATAAAATTAGAGACGAACTAGGTATTGATAAGTCAGACGAGTTTATCGGAGCTGTTAAGCCAGCTCTTGAAGGACTTTATAGCACATTGGAAGGCACGAGAAACTCCCTAACAACCGGCGTAGCTGTACTTACAGGAGAAGGTGCTCCAACTACCATGGGCGATGAAATCCCAGCAGACGATGCAGAAATGGACATGGAGCCAACTGTTGATGCTGAGGCTGAACCAGATGCCCCAGAAGGCGAAGATGAGTTTGCGGCCGCGGATGCTTCCGCAGGCGGAGAAGAAGAAGCAGGCAGAGAAAAACGAGAAAGTGTTGACCTAAGCAAAAGATTAGGTTTGCTGTTAGCAGACTCAAAAAAAAAGTCATAGAGTCATCTAATACCACACACGAAAAGCTCGCACAAATATTACACTTAAAATACGAACAAGGTCAAGAATCAATTGGCTGGGCCGAACTTAACAACTTGCTTGATAACGTAGGTTCAGAGCATTTTGATCAGTCTAGTTTTGTTACCGCTTACAATGATGATACTAGAGTTAATAAATTAGTTTCTAGTTTTGATGAAAACGGTATAGTATTAGTAGGTGGCGAAGACCCAGCCAATCCAGAGCCAGAAGACAAAACAGTTGATAATATGGCTAAGTCGGCAACTAAAAACGCATTAAAATAATCACTTGACAAGCTAGATACTTTACTGTATACTATATAATAGTATAGGAGTGAACATGAGTCTACTTAGGCAAATTAATGGTATTGAATTATATGTAGTACCTAACCAACATTGGATAGTTTCAGCAGTGTATCCTGATTATGAGGATATGATAAAGTTATTTGACTTTACTAATAGCGATATTTCAAAAGGTAGTTGTACTGTTGACGGCATACAAAAGCCGTTAGAAGATAAAGAATGGGCTGTTGAGCGCAATCGTTATAAAGAATGGTTGTTAGATATATTCTCACAAGTTAACGTTCCTATACAAACTATTACAGAACGCAACACTGAAGAACAACAGCACAAAGCCTGGACTATTAATTACTTTCCAGGCGGCTGGCAAGCAGGACATTTTCATAGCACAGACAAAGTAGCACAAGATAATAAACGTTTCGCGTCAAGTGTAATGTTCTTTGATAATTTGAAACCAACAAAGACTAATAAATTTAATGGGTGTCTTTATACAACACTACAAGGTCCTAATGGTTATACATATGATCATAAGTTTCATCCTACTCCAGGCAGAGTAGTTGTTATGGATGATAGGGTATGGCACGGAACTTATCCAACTGAAGATAATAGACGTTGCTTAGTATGGGATTTTGACATTGCTTAGAATAGGTGTACGTGGTAGTAAATTAGCATTAGCATACGCAGACCGTGTATGTAAAGAGCTTAGTTGTGATACTAAAATAGAAGTTATACAAACAGACGGAGATTTAAATCCTGATACGCCTATACATGAAATAGGTGGCAAAGGTGTATTCTGTAATGCTATTGAATACGCATTAAAGTACGGACTTATTGATGTCGGTGTACACAGTTTAAAAGATATACCAGGAGATATAGAACATCCTGACTTACATATATGTGCCGTGTTAAAACGAAGTAGACCGCATGATGTTTTAATAGGTAAAATATTTGATGGCTTTGTAATTGGTACAAGTAGTCCAAGACGCAAGGCACAACTTGAACAATTATATTCTGGAATTAATGTAAAAATTAAACCTATACGTGGTAACATTGATACAAGATTAGAAAAACTAGATGCTGGAGATTATGATGCTATTGTATTAGCAGAAGCAGGATTAGATGCGTTAGGTATTAAACGAGATTACGAACGTCTTCCTATTATACCGGCGATCGGACAAGGTACTATTGCGTTACAAACACGCAAAGACGACACACTTACAAACAATATTGTTAGCAAGGCAAACCATAAACTTACATATGAACAGGCACAATTAGAAAGAGCATTACTAAAAGGAATAGCAGGAGATTGCCATACAAGGGTAGCCGCAAAAGCTACAGGTAGTAATCCTATCAAACTAGAAGCAGTATATTACACGGAGAACGAATGAGTTTAATTATAGAGAAGTACGATTACAAACCAATTTCACGAAAGAACATTGATGGTAAGCGAAAGTATATGACACCTGACGGAGGTGCTGTGGCTAGTGTAACAACTATCCTTGATGCTACAAGCGATAAGTCAGGACTAATAGCATGGCGCAAACGTGTAGGTGAAACTAAAGCACAAGAAATTGTAACAGAAGCCGCTGGTGTTGGTACTAGGATGCACAAGTATCTCGAAGATTATATTGAGTTTGGCGAATGGCCTACTCCAGGTGGTAATCCGTTTGCTAAAAAAGCACACGCAATGGCAACACAGATACGTGATAATGCTATGGTAGATGTTGATGAGATTTGGGGCAGTGAAGTTGCTCTTTATGTTCCACAGATGTATGCTGGTACTACTGACCTTGTTGGACAGTACAAAGGTAATCCGTGTATTATGGATTTTAAACAAACAAATAAGCCTAAGAAATTAGAATATGTACAAAACTATTTCCTACAATTAGTAGCATATGCCGAAGCACACAACGAAATACATGGTACAAACATTCGTGAAGGACATATCTTTATGTGTAGTCGCGGCGACGATGGCATGTTGTTAGGAGGAGAAACTTATCAGCAGTTTGATGTATGGCCACATGAATATGACGAATGGCGTAATGAATGGTACAACAGAGTGTATACATATTACGAGCAACACGGATAAATACTTACACAAACAGGAGTAAATAGATGGCTGTAGTACAGATATCCAGAATACAAATCAGGCGCGGACAGAAAAATCAAGGGTCAGGCATTCCACAACTTGCCGGAGGTGAGCTAGGATGGGCAGTTGATTCGAGAGAGCTTTATATTGGTAATGGATCTGTAGCAGAAGGCGCACCAGCAGTTGGTAATACAAAAGTAATTACAGAACACGATGATCTATTCACTCTTGCTAATACATATTCTTATCTTAATGGTGTAACTGTACAAACAGGTGTTTCATCAACGTCACCTATTAAAAGAACATTACAATCTAGACTAGACGAAATGGTTAATATTAGATCATTTGGAGCAAACGGAGATGGTACTGATCAAACAATAGCTATTCAAAGAGCATTGGATCAACTATTTTTAAATCCATCGACTAAGGGAACTGAACAAAGTAGAGTAACATTACACGTACCAGCCGGCGTATATAAAATTAGTAGTACACTTTACATTCCACCTTTTACTACTATCAAAGGTGACGGTCCAATGAAAACTAAATTTAATATGACTGGTAATGCTGTCGCTATGAAAACTGTTAATGGTAGTAGTGAACCAGGTAACTACGCAGATGACAGTTCATCAACATCGGCAAACCAAGCATCAGGTATTAACTTATCAGGATTTACTTTACAGACAGCATCAACAACACAACCTGCTATAGACTTAACAACTGTTAGAGACAGTATGTTTCATATGATACAAGTTACAGGAACATTTGCCACAGGCGATACAATTACAGAAGCTAACGCAGGTATTAAGTTGTCTTCACTAAGTTCATTAGTAGGAACACAAAAGAATAAGTTCGAACACGTAAGAGTTAAAAATATGTGTGTAGGAATTGTTAGTGACGACGATGTATATAATAACCATTTTAACTGTAGTTACTTTGAAAACTTAGGTAAAGGAATTGTATTCGGAGCAAACACAGTAATTAATTCACCTGGACAGTCAACAGGACCTTGTAAGAACAAATTTACCAATAGCACATTTACTGATATTGATAGAGAAGGAATTGTTATTACAACAGGAACAAATAACACTAGTTCAATGAATGTATTTGAAGGTGTAGGAAATGTTGGCGGTAATGAAGGTAATGCCACTTATAGCATACTTGATTACTCAGCAGGCGGAAACAGTTCACACGAAGATATTTTTAATAGAACAGCAGATCTTTCTTATAACCAAACCTTTATTACAACTTCTCCATATGTTAGTGAAATTAAAGGTAGAACGTCTTCAACATTAGGCGGCGCTCATAGTTTAGAAATAAGCGAAGCAAGTTCATATACCTACTTGTTCCGTTTACCGGGTGATTACAGTAGAACTTTTGAAGTAGAATATACTTACTATAGTACTCTTGTAAATGCTCAAAGACAAGGTATAATGCACTTCCAACTAGACAAAACAAATAGCAATGCTATTACGTTTGTTGATGACTATAACTATCAGGGTGATAGCGTAAATGAAGAAAACCTACAGTTTCAAGCCGCAATGGTGGACACAAATGGTAATTCTTCGGTTGACACGCTGGTGGTTTCTATGTTAAACTCAACTATAAATGATCAAGGTACATTCAACTTTAAAATAAAGTATATTAGTTAATGATACAATTAAAATTTGAAGATAGAGTCAAGGTCTGGAAGGATCTCCGTGATGAATTAGAAACTCACCCACGACCATTCCATAGGATTATTGAATTTTGTAACAAGCTACCTATCGGTAGTAAAAAAGTCAATCCTTATGACCCTGCCACTCAAACATTACCTTGGCACTTACTAGACGAGAGTTCATTTTGTGAGTATGAAATTGCGCAATTATGCGCTTATACCTTACAGTTAACCGATCGTTTTAGTGAGGCAAATGTAGAGATACATATCAGTAAGGACATAGAAAATAACAAAGAAATGTACTTGGTATGTTTAGACAGGAGTATAGTCTTGGGATACAGAAGCGAAGTTCTAACACTAGATGAGCTACCAGATAATGTGGTGTCACAAAAGATTTACCACATGCCACCGCTTCAATAAATAAACTGTAATTAAAAAAAGGAAGTAGAAATAATGAAATCAGACCTCAATATTGTAAAACGTAATGGCGACAAAGTAGTATTAGATGTTCAAAAAATCCATAAAGTAGTTAACTTTGCATGTGAAGGTCTAGCTGGTGTAAGTAGTAGCTTAATTCAAATGAACGCAGGAATCCAATTTGCGGAAGGTATGACAACTTCACAAATTCAAGACTTGTTAGTTAGATCAGCAAATGATTTGATTAGTTTAGAGAATCCAAATTATCAATATGCCGCGGCACGTTTGTTAGCATACGGAGTATACAAAGATGTATATGGTAGTTTTGATAAGATATCACTTAAAGAAATGATTAAAGTAAACATTGAACGTGGTGTATATGATAGTGCTATACTAGACAGTTACACTGACGAAGAGTTTGCTAAACTAGATTCATACATTCATCACAAGCGTGATGAGAACTTTACCTTCGCAGGTCTGCGTCAGGTAGTTGACAAGTACCTATGTCAGGATAGAAGTTCAGGACAAATTTTTGAAACTCCACAACACATGTATATGATGATTGCGGCAACACTATTCGCTAACTATCCACAAGAAGATAGGTTATATTATGTAAGGAGATACTATGACTCGACCTCACTTTTTAAAATCAATATCCCAACGCCGGTCATGGCCGGAGTGCGTACTCCAGTTAGGCAGTTTGCCTCTTGTGTTCTCGTTGACAGTGACGACACACTTGATTCGATCTTTGCGTCAGACATGTCCATCGGTAGATACACAGCTCAAAGAGCTGGTATCGGTATTAACGCAGGACGTATCAGAGGAGTCAACGCAAAAATCCGAGGAGGAGAAGTTGCCCACACAGGACTCATCCCGTTCCTAAAGAAGTTTGAAGCAACTGTACGTTGTTGTACACAGAATGGTGTACGTGGCGGAAGTGCTACTACACACTTCCCGTTTTGGCATCAAGAAATTGAAGACATTCTTGTACTTAAAAACAACAAAGGTACAGAAGACAATCGTGTACGTAAGTTAGATTATTCAATTCAACTTAATAAAACAATGTATGAAAGGTTATTAACTCAAAAAGATATAACTCTTTTCTCGCCACACGATGTGCCAGGATTGTATGAAGCATACTTCGGCGATCCAGCAGTGTTCCAAGAGCTATACGAAAAGTACGAACGTGCTACAAGCATTAAAAAGAAAACTATTCCGGCAATGGAGTTGTTTTCTGCGTTGATCAAAGAACGTGCTGAGACAGGACGCATTTATATTATGAATGTTGATCACTGTAATACACACAGTTCATTTAAAGATACAGTATACATGAGTAACTTGTGTCAAGAGATTACATTACCTACTAAGCCACTTAACCATATTGATGATGAAGAAGGTGAAATAGCATTATGTATTCTATCAGCTATTAATGTAGGTACACTAAAAGATCTAGACGACTTAGAAGACTTGTGTGAACTAGCAGTAAGAGCATTAGAAGAAATTATTGACTATCAACGTTATCCTATCAAAGCGGCAGAGATTAGTACAAAAGCAAGACGTTCGCTTGGTATTGGTTATATTGGACTAGCACATTATCTAGCAAAGAATCAAGTACAATATAGCGATCCTAAGGCATGGAAACTAGTACACAATCTAACAGAAGCATTCCAATATTATTTGTTAAAAGCATCGAACAAACTAGCACAGGAACGTGGAGCATGTGATTACTTTAACCGCACTAAATATAGTGATGGCATACTGCCAATCGACACTTACAAAAAAGAAGTCGATGAGCTAGGAAAGTTTAAATTAAAATATGATTGGGAGACTTTACGATCAGATATTAGTAACCACGGGTTACGGCACAGCACATTGTCCGCACAAATGCCTTCAGAGAGCAGTTCCGTTGTGTCGAACGCAACAAACGGAATCGAACCACCTAGAGGATACTTGTCCGTTAAGAAAAGCAAAAAAGGGCCTCTTAAGCAGGTTGTTCCACAGTATCAAACACTAAAGAATCATTATACATTGTTATGGGAAATGCCTAGCAACGAAGGTTACATTAATATTGTATCAGTTATGCAAAAGTTCTTTGACCAAGCAATTAGTGGCAACTGGAGTTATAACCCAACACACTTCCCAGATAATGAAGTGCCAATGAGCGTTATGATGAAAGATTTGCTGAATACGTATAAGTATGGATGGAAAACTTCATACTATCAAAACACTTATGATTACAAAAGTGATGGCGATATAGTAGACGAAACAAAACAAGAACCACTTGCTAGAGCAGAGTTTAACGGCTCCGACGAAGAGTATGACGAACATTGTGAGGCATGTGCTATTTAGTGGTTGACATTATATGTTAATGACTGTATAGTATGCAAGACATAAAGAGGAAAATGTAGAAAATGGCGAAGACAGTATTTAATCAAGAAAAAGTAGACTTTACAAAGAGCACCATGTTCTTTGGTCCGGATCAAAACACACAACGTTATGATGTGTTTAAGTTTCCAGAGTTTGATAAACTTAACCAAACTATGCTAGGTTACTTTTGGAGACCGGAGGAAGTAAGTCTACAAAAAGATAGAGCAGACTTTGCTAACTTCCGTCCAGAACAAAAGCATATTTTTACTTCAAACTTAAAATATCAAACACTACTAGATAGTGTACAAGGACGTGGACCAAGTTTAGCATTTTTGCCGTATGTGTCATTACCTGAACTAGAAGGATGTATTGTTACTTGGGACTTCTTTGAAACAATTCATTCACGTTCATATACACACATTATGAAGAATGTATATCCAGACCCAAGTGAAGTATTTGATACTATACTTGACGATAAAGAAATTTTAAAGAGAGCAACAGCAGTTACTAAAAACTATGATGCCTTTACTGAATTAGCAGATGCTTACTTCCATAGAGGAGAAGGTAGTCTTTATGAAGTAAAGAAAAAACTATTCCTTGCGATGATGAATGTAAACATCCTTGAAGGACTACGTTTTTATGTATCGTTTGCTTGTACGTTCTCATTTGCTGAATCTAAAATGATGGAAGGGTCTGCTAAGATTATTTCATTAATTGCTAGAGATGAAGCAACACACCTAAATTTATCAACACAGGTACTAAAGAATTGGATCAAAGGTAAAGACGATCCAGACTTTGCTAAAATTGCTAAAGAGTGCGAAGATGAAATTGAAGACATGTGGCGCACTTGTGTTGATGAAGAAAAAGCATGGGCTAACTATCTATTTAAAGATGGAGCAATTATCGGATTGAACGAAGAGTTGTTACATCAATATGTAGAGTTCATTGCTAACAAAAGACTAAAAGCACTAGGCTATAAGACCTTGTACGATCGTCCGCTTAACAATAATCCATTACCGTGGACACAACATTGGCTAAGCTCATCAGGTTTACAAGTTGCTCCGCAAGAGACTGAAGTAGAGTCTTATATCATTGGTGGAATTAAACAAGATGTAGACGAAGACGTATTGAAAGGATTTAGTTTATGACGAATGACAACATTGTCTTTAGCAAACCGGCTTGTCCGAGTTGTGTAAAGGCAAAAGCACTATTAGATAAATTACAAATTAAGTACATTGTACAAACACTTGGAGAAGATATTCAACCAAGTGAATTAATGGCCCTCTTTGAATCAAAAGGATTGCCTGCTCCAAGAACAGCACCGCAAGTCTTTTTAAGAGGACAACATGTAGGCGGCTATGAACAATTAGTTAGCTACATTGAAAACACCGGATTTAATGGAACAGGACACTCAATATCATGATGATCGAAAATACATATAAAGAAGGCGATACAATTAGTTTTAAAACTGTAGCAGGCGAAGAAGTTATTGCTCGCTTGGTAAAGAAAGAATCAGATTCAATGAAAGTTAAGAAGCCAATGGCTCTTACAGGAACCAAAGAAGGTATTGGCATGGTGCCATTTACTTTTACTGTTGGGCGTGATAGTGAAATAGATATTAACTTAACTACTATCGTGTTTATTGCTAAAACTGAAAAAGGAATGGCAGACCAATACATTGAATCAACAACCGGCATAAAGTTAGCCAATTAAATAGGAGAAGAAGATGTCAGAATCAATACACGAGCAGATTGTTGCTCAATACGAATCATACCTAGCAGAGAACGAAAAGTTCGAAGGTGGAACAAAAGCGTCTGCCGCAAGAGCAAGAAAAGCTCTAGGCGAAATGGGTAAACTTGCTAAAGCAAAGCGAGCTGAAATCCAAGACAAAAAGAATAATATGTAATAAATAATGTATAGGGCGTGGGAATTGTTTCTACGCCTTATATACTTTAAGAAGGGCAAGACATGGCAATACAGGGCAAATTAAAATTTTACAATCACGTAAAAGGTTATGGCTTCATTGGTCGCGAAGATGGACAACAAGATATCTTCGTTCACATTTCTGAATTTAAAAAATCAGGAATCAAAAAAGTTGTACAGGAAATGATAGTTGAATATGAATTAGACGATCACAACGGCAAGCCTGTCGCAACTGAAATCAAAATAGTTCACGTACCTGAATAAGTTATACAAATAACATTCTTCTCTTGACATCTACCTAAAAAGACTGTATAAATATATATGTAACGTTGAAGCAATTCAAACGCTATACAGGACCCCGGGGCGGTACCGGGCAGGTCCACCATAAACACATTAAGCACACACTATCTAGTGTGCTTATGATGGGCCTGAACTAGGATCGACTGGTAGTTAATAGATGTTGTGGAGTTTCCCGGATGTAAGCTCGGTTAACGCGAACACACGTTTTAAATGCAAACGATAACGCATCAAACGTATATTCTTTCGTAGACTTCGGTTCACTTAAGAACACATACGTGAATGAGGATTTTGCCTTAGCGGCATAATCACTCGGGGTTGGCGACTTACCTAGCAACAGAAAAGTCGTACTTTAACTATTTCTTTTTAGCCTATAAATATATCGTGCCAGAAAACGCACAAACTATCTAATGAGTAGATAACTATACATTGTAGACAACGAGAACTACACTTCATATAAACGAGGAAAATCAAAAATGAATAAGACTTTAATCACAGTCGCTGTGGCGACTTTGGCGCTTTCATCAGCGACACTAGCAACAGCAGACGAAGCAGTAGCAGTGGTGGCGCCTACTCCAGTAATTTCAGGTGCAGTATCACTTGACTTTGCAGAGACAGCAACAAACAAAACAGCCGGAACAATGGGTGTTGAACTAGATATTGATGCAGGAGATATTGCAACAGTTGATTTAGATTTCAAAGCAACAGACGGCGACTCACTAAAATTAGACACTTGGACTGTTGGAACAACAGCAGGATCAGTAGCATTAGCATTTGGCGATAGCAATGGTCTATTACCAGAAACAAATGCCAACACAACAGCAGACGGCACACTAAACGTACCAACAATGACAGAGTCATTACAAGTAACAATGGGCGGAGCAAGTGTAGCAGTAGGCTTAACTGACTGGACAACTGATGTATCAGAAGTTAGTAACTTACAAGGCGCATACACACTAGACGCAGGTGTTGGTTCATTAACAGCAAGTGCTGATTATAACCGTACAACTGAAAACACAGTACTAGGTGGAGCTCTAACAGGTGTAGACTTAGCTGGTATGACAGCAGGCGGAATGATGACATATGACACAGACGCATCGAAAATGGCGTATGAAGGTTCATTAGCATCAAACGGAATTACAGCATATGTTAATGGTGATGACACTAACAAACTACAACACATTGGTGGCGAGTATGTTATGGCATGGAACGGCGCAGAGCTATCAGCTGGCGTTGACTATGATACCGATTCAAAAGATTGGGCACCACAGGCTGGAATCAGCTTTAAATTCTAAGCAGTCTTAGAACTAAATTAAAAGGTCGCCTAGTGCGGCCTTTTTTTATGACTGAATTCAATAAATACATACATAACCAAGGAGGCCTATGGCAAAAATGAGAAAGTTCCATTTTTGGAACGAAGCAGGTGATGAAAAAGATACAGAGCAATTAAGTTTAACGAGAGCAGTCAAGGTAGTACAAAGCGACTTTAAAGATATGTTTATTGGCGTTGAGTATATTAGCAAAAAAGGTAAAGAAGTAGTAGATAGAATAAAGCTACCCTGGGGTAGAAAAGTAAGACAAGCTATAGCTACTGAAAAGAAAAGAGCCGAGTTAAAGGCTAAATTGCAAAGGTAGTATATGAAATTACATAAATTTTTCGTAGCACATGAAACACAGCCAAAGAAGACAAGCATAGGAAACAATCACAGTAGAACAAAGTTTAGTTCTATGAACAAGAGTAAAAAAAGAAGTTATAAGAAATACAAAGGACAGGGGAAGTAAATGTCAAAAGAAGACAACACAGGTAAAATGGAAGTAGCAGTTCGTATCTTAGGTAACGAGCTAGTAGCACTAAAGATGACTGTAGACGACTTTAAGATTAAATGGTTGATCTACGGAGTGATCACTATCGTAGCATTAGGTTGGGCCGCAAGTAGTTTTGGCCCTGCGTTGTTTGAAATGGTCGGCGACAATGTTCAGTAAACAGTGCAAGTTACATTTAGAATCAGTTAACCAAAAACCATTAGAGCATATGGCATTAGCACTAAAGACAGCAGTCAAATTACAACTGTTAGTGCCTGCTTTAATAATACACAGTGTAGCACCAAGATGCTTCACTAACACAGCAACTAATGTCATGAAAGATATATTAGACAAACGTAAATAAAAGAGGGCAAATAAATGTACGAATACAAATGTAAAATATTAAGAGTAGTAGACGGAGACACCGTTGATGTGGATATTGACCTAGGCTTTGGCGTGTGGATGCACAGAGAACGTGTTCGCATGATGGGTATAGACACACCAGAATCAAGAACACGCGACAAAGTGGAGAAAGCATTTGGACTCGCATCGAAAGCCAGACTTAAAGAACTGTTACCCATCGGATCAACAGGTATTCTTAAAACAGAAATTGATAGAAGCGGAGAAGATAAAAAGGGCAAGTTCGGAAGAATACTTGGAGACTTTATCATCAAGGATAAAAGGGCCACTGAAATTCTTATTGAAGAGGGACATGCTGTAGCATACTTCGGCGGATCTAAAGACGATGTTGACGCACAGCACATGGCAAATAGAACAAGATTGCTTGAAAATGGGACTATGAGCCAAGCAGTTTATGATGCCGCTGTAGCAAAAATGACCAAATAAACCGCTAAAATACGCGGAAAATTACTTCTTTACCAAAATAGGTTGACTTTTGTTCTTTATTATTATATATTGTAGTTAATATGTTAACAAAAATAATAAAAATAATAAGGAGTAACATTATGACTAAACAAGCAAAAGGCGTAAAGTTCTTTAAAGAAGGAACACAAAACCAACAAATCCTAGAAAATTACTGGGGAAACGGTAAGTCGTTTACTACAGAAGATCTAACAGATAACTTGGACATTATGTCACCAGGTGCTAGATTAACTGAGTTAAGAGACGCAGGTTTTGACGTAAGAGTAGTAGATACTAACTCAAACGATTCAGTAGGTAGACCAGAAGCTACATACAAAATTATGCAAAGAAGAGCATTTGCGTAATTAAATTTACCAAAATAGGTTGACTTTTGCGCCTATCAGTGTTATTATATAAACATAATAAGGCTAACAGATAGGCGCAGAACATGACAATGAGTTTAGTACGTGGTATGACATCGCTCAATACCAAAAAACGTAAGGCAACTAAGATGACAGCCGGTAGACTAGAGAAGCTACAAAAAGATCATCGAGAACACAACAAATATATGAAACGTATACAGGCACACAGTAATGTGATGACCTTTGACGAGTACGTAGAATATGTAAGTGGCAACTTCAAACCCAAAGCAAAAACATCTAACAAGGCATGGACTTATGAAGGTCCTAAGGTACGTGAAACACAACATGTTCCAAGTCGTGTTACTAAAGACAGTTTTGCTCCAGCACTACAAAAACAACCTTTACAATATTCAGGCGAACGTAGACTAGTAGGTATTGCTACAATGCACAAAAGTAATATGGTTCCTGTGTTTGCTGATGATGACGATAAGAACGGATCAAAACAAGCAACTGAAATAGCACAAATGCGTAGAAACTAATGTACACACTAAATGTAGTGGTATTCCAACTTAAATAAAACTATGAGGCAGATTATGAAATCAACAATATACTGGGCAATCGCTGTTATGACGGTGTCGACCGCTTTCGCTCAAACACAAGCAAGTACATTCCAAAAGCCACAACTTGAAGAATTGTACACAGAAGAAAATAGACCAGAGTTATATTGCCTGGCACAAAATGTTTACTTCGAAGCTAAGTCAGAACCATTAGCAGGGCAATATGCTGTTGCTGATGTAGTTCTTAATAGAGTAAATGATACTCGTTATCCTAACACTATTTGCGAAGTTGTTAGAGAAGGTCCAATTAGAGAAAGTTGGAAGACTCAACAACACGCAGATCTAACACCAAAAGAACGTATCTATCATCCAATCAAACATCGTTGCCAGTTCAGCTGGTACTGTGATGGCAAGTCTGACACAGTAAGAGATAACGATGCTTGGCGTATGGCACAAATTGTAGCATATAAAATTGTGTATGCTGACAAGATGCGAGGTATTACAGAAGGTGCTACACACTACCATGCTGATTATGTTAGTCCGAAGTGGGCAAGTAAAATTCAATTAGTTGGTAGTATCTCAACACACATTTTTTATCGTTGGCCGTAATTGGTAAAAAAGGTTAGCCAAAATAGGTTGACCTTTTCAATTACCTGTGTTATATTATATGTAACATTAACTATAAAGGCTTTTAAAGGAGGCACATTATGGAAACGATTAATACAGTAACAGAGTTTCTTGTTGAAGAAAAAGACAAGATTGTAGAGTATCAGACACAGTCGTGGGCTGATGCTAAAATTCAACTGGCAACTAATGCTGAACAAGTAACAGAATTGTTCAACAAAGTTGTTTCATTCGTTAACTAACTAAGGCTAGGAGATTATATTATGAAAGGCATTTTAAGATTAGGCGCAACACTAGGACTTATTGGTATGCTTGGAGCATGTTCAGGTAAGTATGTAGAAATTGCTGAACGTGACACATACGCACAACCTAAATGGTATGCGAATTGTGTTGAATCCGGTCATGAAGGCTGGTTCTGGTGGAAAGAAGAAATGGCATATGCCTGTGGCGCAGGAGAAAGTATTTTCCAACAAGCGGCAGAAGAACAAATGTATGCTATCGCAATGAATAATTTTGCTAAACGTATTAATAGTGAAGTTAATTCTAACACTACACTACAGTTTACTGACAACAATGGATCTGAGTCTAGGTCTACTAAAACTGTTATTAGTTATGTTGTAAAAGATACAACTATCCGTGAACACATTTCAAAAGAGACTGGAACATTTAGGTTTCAAAACAAACAATTTACGTTTGTAAAACTTAAAATGAACAAGCAAATTTTTGATGCACTTGTAGCGGAGGCAAAGAATGCTAAAGTTGTCGCAAAAAACACTAATTAGATCTACTTTAATAGTAGGAGCAGTCTTGGCTTTGTCAGCTTGCTCCTCTAATACTATGCCAACAATGGCACAGTTTGAACCGCAGTATTGTCATACTAAAAGTAAGTATACCTTACAAAATGGTAATAAGGCAAATAGTAGGATTGATGTAAATTGTACTGACGATCCTAAAGATAAACACTTCTTGGCGTACAGTGGTATGGCTAAAAATTGTAGGGAGCATTTTTATAATGTATGGTATCATGGTAAACAACATAAGCAACGTGGTTTCGTCTGTCAAAAACTTGATGGCAGTTGGGAAGTCCTTAATCATCCTTACAACTAGTTTCTTACTAGTAGGATGTGGAGCAAACACACTAACACACAATTCGTATAGTACATCATCTAGTACACATACTGATTATGGTAATACCGGTAGTATAGTAAATGTAGGTATTAACTACTTTAATTGGAGTACGAATCGTATGTCAGCAGTTGATAGATCGCAACAACAACAAGCAGTTTTCTTTGCGTTAAATACATTGAAGCCAGGAGAAGTTACAGACTGGTATAATGGTAATACAGGAGCACAAGGTAAAGTGATGGTAGCTATGAGTTATCCTCAAGGAAGTGGTTACTGTAAAACTATTTTTAGTCAGATTATTTACAATGGCAAACAAAGAGATTTTTCCGAGACGGCTTGTATTAATGCAGTAGATAATACCTGGCAGTTTCAGCGATAAATACTACACGAGGTATTAAATGGCATTAGCAATTCTAGTTTTAATTACCGCTTTATGTATTTCAGCGGTAGCAATATATTATTCCGTAGCAGGATTGGTGGCAATCTTTGCGGCGGCGGCAGTTCCCATTATGATTATGGGAGGCATACTTGAAATAGGTAAATTAGTTACCGCAGTATGGCTCCATAAGTATTGGAAACAAGCCACTTGGTGGCTTAAAAGTTATCTAAGTGTAGCAGTAATAGTTCTTATGTTTATTACAAGCATGGGTATCTTTGGGTTCTTATCAAAAGCACATATTGAACAGACAAGTGCCGGCGAAGAAAGTGTAGCACAAGTACAACAAATTGTAAGTGAAGTCGGTAGACTTGAAGCAATCATTAAACGTGCTGACGATAAAATTAAAACATTAGAAACTAGTGGCACAGGTGCTGATGCTAATATACAATCACAGATTGATAAAGAACAAGATCGAATAGACAAAGCGTTTGATCGTATCAAACCTGCTATTGAACAACAGAACAAAATTATTACAGATGCTAGAGCAACTGATACAAGTCGTACTAAACCTTATGAAGATCAGTTAACAAGTATACAAGCAGAGATACTACGTTTAGAAACTAGTGCCAAAGAATATGAAACTAAGATTGAAAACCTAGACACTGACAACAGTGGTGTTGAACCTTTACTAGCACAAATAGCCGCACTAGAAGAAGAAATTATTCGTGTAACTAATCAATTACAATCAACCGAAAAGGGTGAGATACGTGCCGGACAAGCAATCATTGGTGTATCAAGTGACGGGCTATTTGGTGGCAACACTAGAACTGCTCTCGCTAAATGGGTACAAGGGCAACGTGATAGAATCACACAAATACAAGGCGAAGTAGCAACAGTACGTAACGATGCAACTAAAACAGTTAAAATGGAACGTTTCCGTTTAGCAGGTGTTGTTAAAGATATCCGTGAAGTACAGATACCAGCACTTAAAGATCGTGAACTTGTAATGTTAGGTAAGATTGACGAAGTACGTCAAACAGAATCACCTGTTATACAAACAGCAAGAGATGAAATACAAAGACTACGTAAGAGTGCTGAAGACTCAGTAGTTAACAGTCAAACACTAATTGAACGTCTACGTGGACAACTAGCACAAACAGATAAAGCAGATGAAATTGATGCGGCTGTTGATGAACAACTATTAAGAATTAAAGTGGCTGAAGCAGAAATAGATGTTCTTACAGAAAAGAAATATAAACTAGAAGGCGAGTATCGTATGCTTGAGGCTGAAGTAGGCCCAATTAAATACATTGCTGAGTTTGTATACGGAGAAGCCGCAGACAACACAATGCTTGAAGAAGCAGTACGTTGGGTAATTATGATTATTATCTTTGTGTTCGATCCGTTAGCAGTATTACTATTAATAGCATCACAATATACCTTTGAGTGGAGAAGAAAACTTAAAGATGACGACGGTGAGCGTCTTCGGCTCCAGCGTGACTACGAGCAAGCAAGAGCACAAAAAATAGTTGACAACATTCCTCCTAATAATGACCCTGTGGCGCCGGCTGAAGAAACAGAATACCAAGACGTTGACCAAGCAACACTTGACAAAGAGTTTGATGATGATAAAACTTTTGAAAACGAAGTTGTTAAAGTTGCTGAAGAGATAATGGAAGAAGATAAAGATATCCTAGAAAAATTAGATGACAGGCTTAATGATACTACTAAAGAATGGCAAGAGCTTTACGAAGAAGCAGAGCCTAAAAAAAAAGAACAAGAATCATCGGAAGAGTTAAAAGAAGAACCGACTGATATCGAACAGTGGAATAAATGGGTTGCGGCCGCTGAAGAAGAAGTAACTAAAGAACAAGCAGTAATGTTTGGCAAAGACAATCTAAAAAGTATAGAAATTAAAGACAGAGCTTCTCTTGTTGCCAAATATGAAAACGACACTGAATGGACAACAGCCAAACGTAAATGGAAAGATGATAATCCGGATCAAAATATAAAGGACTGGAAACAAGCATACGTATCAGGTAGGATACACGAACTACCTTGGGCACCTAAAAATGAACAAGAAGGTTATGTACAAAATGCAGAACAAAGTGAAAGTTCAGTTTGGAATAAACTTAAAGACGACAACAATAAGTAATTACGATGTCTAAAGCAATTATAAATCTTATCACTTCACCTGACAAACTATTCAACGATTCAGCAAGTTTACTTCTAGTACATCCTAGCGATGCGCTTAAAGAAAGTTTCAACAATAGTGCGTTAAAACTAGAATGTCCACTCAACTTATATCTACACGATACAGAAGATTTGGATTGGTTACTCGATGTTGCTGAGAGTGTTGATTATATTATTTTGGACATAGATAATATCAAAGAAAACCACTGGATTATTGGATTTTTGTTAGCAAAAAGGAAAACTTTTTACTTGACAAACGCTACCAATGTAGTGTATAATGTAGTTAACGTTAATAAGATATACGAAATTAATCAATTTATGGAAGGAGTAAATTACTTTGTATCAAAATAATAGAAATAGAAATAACAGAGGCTTTAAGCCTAAATCAGACATGAGTTCCAAAAGCGGTCTTTACGTTGAAGTAAGGAACGATGATGTGAACAAAGCTCTTAGAATTTTCAAAAAGAAAGTTCAAGAAGACGGTATTCTACAGGAATACAAAGAACGTCAACAATACACTAAGCCCAGTGAAAAACGTAGAAAAGCAAAAGCGGCAGGACGTAAGCGTTGGCTTAAACTTGCTGAAAAGAAAAATTTAGATCAACGGTCGTACTAAAATGGCTCTAACAGCAGAACAATGGTTTCCTAGCGTCATTTGGTCAGGCATGCTATCAGGTGTAGACAACGATGCTATAACAACATTTTCTTATGATAGGAAAGAAGTTGACGAAGGTGTAACAATTTCTAATTATAGAGGATGGCAAAGTAATAGCATCAAGCAATTAGATTGCGAAGAATTTGATAACTTCATTAGTGTACTAGACCAAGAAATACAGTCGTGTGCTGTTCAATCCGGATTGCCAGACTTACAAATACAAAATGTTTGGATTAATATTAATCAACCTGGCGCTTATAATCATTTACATAATCATGCTGGTAGTATACTAAGTGGTGTATATTATGTAAAGAGTGAACCTGAACAAGGTAATATATTTTTCGAACGTGGTGATAATGCCGAATATTTCCTTCCACCACTTAAAGAACCAAATTATTTTACAAGTACGGCAACAACTTATAAAGCAATGACAAGTGCTGTTTATATCTTTCCAGGATGGTTAAAGCACAGTGTACAACCTAATTTAACCAACGAAGATAGAATTAGTATTTCATTTAACTACGGGATTAAACCAAATGCGAATTGAAGAAGATACAAAGTTGGACTATAAAGATGTTCTTATCCGTCCAAAGCGTAGCACACTAGGTAGTCGAAAAGAAGTTGACTTAGAACGTGGATTTACTTTTCGCAACTATAAACCATACGTAGCAACTGATGTATTACCAGATGGATATCCAGTAGTACAAGAACAATACAGACACTATCGTGGTACTCCAATTATGGCCGCAAACATGGACGGTGTTGGTACATTTGAAATGGCAGACACACTTGCTACTGGAGGTATCTTTACTTGTCTTGTTAAAACTTATAGTATTAACGAACTTGTAGGTTATTTTGATCAAGATGACAGATCACACGATCCAGCAAGGACAGAATTTGTTGCTATGAGCATTGGCATTACAGATAGAGATCATGCTAAATTTAGAGATGTATACGAACAAACAGGTAGTAGACTAAAGTATGTTTGTATCGATGTAGCAAATGGATATTCAGAAAGATTCGCTACATTTGTACGTGGCTTTAGACAGAACTATCCTAATGTTGTAATTATAGCAGGTAACGTGGTTACCGGAGAGATGACAGAGGAGTTGATTCTTGCAGGAGCAGATATTGTTAAAGTTGGTATTGGGCCTGGTAGCGTTTGTACTACTAGGATACAGACTGGTGTTGGATATCCACAATTA